TGGAGGAGCTTGATAACTACAGCACTAATATTGATTCCTTTGATATTCCTTTTGACTCTCGTGTTTGGTCTGGTGGTCAGCTATTGGCTATGGGCGTAAGGAATCAAAAGATTGTGGCTATCTCTGGCGCACTAAAGTCTGCGTATGTTGTTAGCGGAGATATTGAGGGTAGAGCAGTTATCACATTGGCAAGACCAATTATCGACAATGGAACTGGAACTGTGGCTGTTGCAAGCCGTGACTTGCTTACTGATAGCGTTGAATTCGGTGATCCTGTGGCTGCTGACAGTGAAAATCGTTGCTCTCTAAGGGCTAATGGTAAATATCAGCGCATTAAGGTTAGTCCTACTTCTTCCAACTGGAAAACATTGGTTGGTGTTGATATAGATATTGTTAAGCAAGGTACTCGATGAGCCGTAGCGTTCAATTTCGGACACTTCCTGCCTTTGGCGCTTCTGAACGAGAGGTAGCAGAGGTAGTTCGTGGGATTATGGATGGAAAGACCAATAATTCAGGTCTTTTGACGCTGGCTACAGGCAATGCCACTACAACTACCCTTTATGACGAGCGTATAGGCACTGAGAGCATTATTTTGTTCGCACCAATGTCTGACGCTGCGGAAGCTGATGCGGCTCCCTATGGGGCTTTTCAGGACTCTACAGACCAGACTGCTGCGAATACGACTACAGCCTACGCTGTTGCATTTAATACAACAGATTATTCGAGTGGTGTTTATCTTTCCAATAGTTCACATTTGAATGTAAGAAATTACGGAATTTATAACATCCAGTTTTCGTTGCAATTTAAGAATACTACGAACGATAGTCAAGATGTGGATGTTTGGTTTAGGAAGAACGGTACTAATGTAGCTGCGTCAAACAGCCGTTTTGGTATGCCATCCCGTAAATCTTCTGGTGACCCGTCTCATGTTATTGCCGCATTGAATTTCTTTATTGAGCTTCAGGCTAACGATTACATTGAAATAATGTGGCGTGTTTCTGATGTTGGCGTAATTATGGAGAATTATCCAACTAGCACGACTCCAGATAGGCCATCAGTTCCTAGTGCAATTGCCACAATGAATTACATTGCTCCTGCTGCAACTAGTAATGTATATGTTTCTGCACAGCAACGAGGACAAGCAACTATTACACATTGGGCTAATAATGTTGCCAATAAAACATACGGATATGTGATAATTGGCTAATGGAATACAAATACATTGAGCCGCAAGAATTAAGAAATTGGTGGGCTGCTGTTAAGCCCGGTTTAGAGAAAATTAAGTCTAAGAGTCCTGAGAATTGGATTATCGAGGACGTTTATACAGATTGCTTTAATCAGAGGTCATTGCTTTTTGTATTGATAGAGAACAACCATTATCACGGCTTCTTTATCCTGCAACCTTTAGGTGAGTCTCTACATTTATGGGCTGCCTATTCGTTAGAAAATAGTTATGAAATTGTGGAAAATGCCTTAAAATATATTAAAAATATGGCATCTACTACAAATGTCAAAAATATAACATTTTCTAGCCATAGGCGAGGATGGGAAAAGAGGGCGGCTAAATACGGATTTCGCCCTAACAAGTGGATATGTGAGGTGTGATATGGGTGGTGGTGGCGGTTCTCAAACAAGCACAACAACGACGAGCATTGATCCGTCGATTAAGCCATATGTAACGTATGGTCTTGAGGAAGCTAAGCGACTTTATGAAAGCCAAAGTCCTAAGTTTTTTGAAGGCCAGACTTATGTAACACCATCTGAAGCCACTCAACAGGCACTTCAAATGGCTCAGAGCCGAGCTTTGGCTGGCTCTCCACTCACTCAAGCTGCTCAGGCTGAAACTCTGGCTACGATTCAAGGTAAAGGCGTTAATCCTTTCCTAGCTGGTGCTTTAGAGCAGACTAATCGCCTAGCCGGTGAGCAGTACAATCGCAATATTCAAAACCTTCAGTCTAAAGCCTCGTCAATGGGTCGTTATGGCTCATCTGCTATGGGTCAACAGGCTGGTACGGCTCAAGACATATTTGCTCGTGCATTGGCTGAGCAAGGCGGTCAATTGGCTTATGGATCGGCTGAGGCTGAACGTCAAAGACAAATGGCTGCTGTTAATCAGGCTCCTACTATGGCTGCTGCTGACTATGCAGACATTCAGAAGCTAGCAAATGTTGGCGCTGCTAGAGAGCAACAACAATCAGCAGTTCTTCAGGATGCAATCAACCGCTGGAATTATGAGCAAAACCTGCCTCAGATGAAGCTGCAAAACTTTGCTCAATTGTTTAGCTCTGTTCCTCAAGGCTCGACTACTACGCAACAAGCTACGCCTCAAGGGGGTAAATAATGGGTGATCCAGTTACTACAGGAATGATGATTGGCGCTGCTGGTGGTGCGCTAACGAATAGTAAAAACCCACTTCAGGGGGCTATGCTAGGTGGTGCTATGGGTGCTGCTGGTGGCTCTTTCTATGGTGGCGCTTCTGGAGTTGGCGCTGGAACTGGCGGTGGTTTTGCTGGTGGTGGATATGGAAGTATTGGAACAGCCCCTTCAATTGGCGAAATGGCATCTGGTGGAATCTCGCAAATAGGCTCAGATATTAGTGGCTTGGGTGGTTGGATGAATAAAAACCCATTATTGACTCAAGCAGGTATGGGTTTGGCTCAACAAGCATTTGCTCCAGAAAAACCTTTGCCAATGGCTCAACCGGGTCAAGTAAGTCGCGGTCAGATTCAACCTACTGATTACATGAGTCTGTTAAATCCACAGCAGCAGACAGTTATTCGTCCTGCAACTCCTTCGCTTATATAGGTGATGTATGGCTATTTCTGATTATATTCCTAACGTTTTTGGAACTAATCCTTCTGGCATGGAAGGACTGTTAGGCTCTGAACAGGCTCAACAATTAGGCAAACAATCCAATATTGCTGGATTGCTAGGTGCTGCTGCTGCATTATCTCAAGGCATGAGTTCACAAGGTTATAGACGTTCTGGCCTACAAAATATACTTTCTGCTCTTGGTGCTGGATATGGTGCTTCTGGTCAAGCATATCAACAAGGAATACAAAATCTATCTTCTCAACAGCAAATATTAGCAAATCAGCAAAAACAAGCTGCATTTGAAGCTGCTGCTAAAAAATACCCTGATTTAGCTCCTTTGGCTCGTCTTGACCCGGGTAAATTTGTTGAAATGGTTACTCAACTTGAAAAACAAAAGCCAATTACTGAGGCATATAGAAAAGCAGGAATAGAGGAGCCACAACAGCAGCAAGTTTCTCCAGAAATGGCTCCATATCTTGTTAGTGCTACTCCTGAAGTTAAGGTAACTCCTTCAGCGCAACCACTCCCTAGCACTGGCGATCAGCAAATGATGCAAGGAAATGCTGTTGTTACTGCGCCTGTTCCTACTGAAGCAGGTTATCAACCATTGCCGCAGCAACAAGTTGTTAATCCAATGGAAACAAAACTTAGCAAGCAAAAAGAAACATTGCTAAATGCTAATGCTTATCTTAATCAAATTGGTACTAAAGAAGCAAATGATGAAATTATTAACAATTTAAAATCTATAGAAGGAATTGATAAGCAGCTTGATAGATTAACTGTTAGTGGCTTTGATTTCAATGCAATTAAGAAAGATTTGCCATCAGAATATCATGCTCGTGTTGATGCTTTAAAGCAACTTGCATCTAAAGGTGCTATTTCTGGAAATGAATTGCGTTCTGGACTTAATGAAATTGCTAATGCTGCACAACTTAAGAGTTCTGATATTCAAGAATATAATTTTGCTGTTAAGCAAGGATTTAAAGGATCATTGCAAGATTGGCTGCGTCAAATTAAGCCACTTGGCGCAACAAACATAATGGTTGGTGATAAAGTTCTTGCTGGTGAACGCGCAAAAGCTCAATCTAAAGCTGAAGAAAATGCAATTAATGCTCAAAACTCAGCATCTGATGTTAGGGCAATTGTTGATATTCTTAAACCTTATCGTGGTGGTGCTTGGCAAGATTTTGCAGGTCAGGTTGGTGCTTATTTGCCGGGTACTAAACTTGAGCAATTGGCAACTGCCAAACAAACAGCAGAAGCTATTAGGTCAAAATTAGCTCCTACACTTCGAGTTGAGGGTTCTGGTGCTACTTCTGATTTTGAAACTAAATCTTTCTTAGCAGCTATTCCTTCTTTGTTTAATACTGCACAAGGCCGTGAATTAATGGCAGTTTATGCAGAAAAATTGGCTAATCGTTCTGCTGCTGCTGCTGATATTCGTGCTCAACTTGTTGAACAAGGAACTTATAGCATTAAGAGATTTCAGCAAGAAATGGCTAAGGCTGGACTTAATCAAGTATTTACTGCTGAAGAACTGCAAACTCTTAGAGGGAATCAAGCTGCTCAAGGTGGTGGAGCAAATCTTTCATCTCCAGAGGCTCAAAGGGCTTTTGATAAATATAAGCCGAGGTAAAAATGAATATCCAAGATTTAGAGCAAGCATTAGTTAATGCAGATCAAGCTGGAGATGTTACTAGCGCAAGATTGCTTGCGGCTGAAATATCAAAGATTCAATCTGCTAATGCTCCTAAAGAGGGAACTGTTTTTACAGGCGCTCAAAAACGTATTTCACAGGCTGCTGAAGGCGTTAAAGGTGTTGGTCTAAGGTTAGGCACTGCATTGGGTACTGTAAGTCCTGAAAGGCTTGCAGAGTACGAGCGTCAGGTTGGTATGGAGCGTTCTGTAATGTCTCCTACTTACCAAGCAACAACTCCTACAGGTGGTGCTGAGATTGTTGGCTCTACGGCAACAGATATTCTTGCATCATTGGGTGGTGGTGGTTTGCTAAAGACTGCCGGTTTTCCTGCTGGCGTATTTATGCCTAAAACTGTGCCTCAAGCTGCTAGTGCTGGATCGGCTTATTCTTTGACAACTCCTAGTGAAACAACTAGCGAAATGCTTACCAAAGCAGGTGTAGCGGCTCCTATGGCTGGTCTTACACAGTTTGGTTTGCGTCAAGTAGGACTTGCTCCACAATTGGAATCTAATTTAACTCCACAACAACAAGAAGTAGGTCGCCGTGCTTTGGCTGAAGGTTTCCAGCTTGATCCTACTCAGATTACAGGTATTGGGCAAGGACTTAAAGAAGGAATTAAAAGTAATGTGCCTATTGCTAGACGCGCATTTACTAGCCTTGAAGAAGCTAATCAAGCACAGACTAACAATATTGCTAAGAATCTTGTAAAAATTCCTCAATCTGCTGATTTGACTGCTGAATCTATGGAAACAGCATTTAAATCTGCATTGAATAATTATCAAGTTCTTAAGAATGTGCCGTCTGTTCAAGGTAATCAAACATTCCTTAAAGAAATTAACGATCAGTTATCAAAACTTAACAAAATTGTTCCTGAGCAACGAACAGCAGATGATAAAAAGGCAATTAGAGTTCTAAATGCTTATAAGGATTTTGCTACAAAACCTATTAGTGGTGAAGAAGCATTTATTCGTTCTAAAGCTATTGGCGATAATTTGTTTAAGGCGCAACGAGAAGGTTCAGGAAATGCTGTAGAAGCGTTTAAAACACTTCGTAAATCGTTTGAAAGCTCTATTGAAGATTACCTTGCAAGTCCTGCAAACTTAATGCGGTCTAATGGCAAAACTATCCTAGATCAATTTAAGGAAGGTCGTCAGACGCTTTCTAACTGGTACACGGTTGATAAGGCATTTAATCGTGATACAGGCAATGTAAGTGCAAATAAGCTGTCTAGTGAATTTGCTAAGAAGCCGGGATATGGCACTAAAGGAACTCCAGAAGAAACTGCTGCAATGTTTGGAGGTGCTTTTCCTCGTGCGTTCCCATCTAGTGGAACAGCAGAGCGTTTATCATTTAGCGATATTGCAGAATTAGCTGGATTGGCTACTGCTCCATTTACTTATGCTGCAACATCAAAACCAGTAAGAAATATTCTTGCTCAAAGATATTTAGGCGCTAAACCAGAGGGTGTTATTGGTAACATTTATGGCGGAATTTCTACTGCTGGTAGTTATCTTCCTGAGCCTGCTAGAACTGCATTTGGTAGAGCTTTAATGGCTGCTCAACAGCAAGAACTTAGTCAACAATTGGCTCCGGTTATTCCGGGATTGATAGGACAGTAATCATGGCAAAGAATAAAGTTAGCGAATGGTCGTCAACAGCGTCAAATAATACCGATATTGGCGGTATTAACATCGCTGAAGGTTGCGCTCCATCTGGTATCAATAATGCTATCCGTGAGCTTATGGCTCAGGTTAAGGATATGCAGACTGGATCAGACTCAGACAATCTGGTAGTTGGTGGAGCATTTACTTGTTCTGGTGCTGCTGTATTTAGTTCTACAGTTGCTCTGGGTTCATCTGCTACAGCATCAACTCAATCTGCTGGAGATAACTCTACTAAAGTAGCTACAACTGCTTATGTTGATAGAAATATAACTCTTTCTAACTGGACTATTATTGAATCTGGTGGAGTTTTGTACTTTAAAACTGGTGGCGTTAATAAGATGAAAATTGACGCTTCTGGTAATTTGACTGTTGCTGGCAATGTAACTGCTTACGGTACGGTGTAATAATGGCAATTCCAACGTCAGGCATATTAGCTTTAACTGATTTACAAACAGAGTTTGGCGGCTCTAATCCTATTGGTATTAATGAATACTATAAAGGTGGTGGTCTTGTTCCAAATTCTTCAGTAAACGCCAATGTTCCTACATCTGGCGCTATTTCTTTAAGTAATTTTTATGGCGCTCAAAACAGAAATACTATTTCAATAACAATTTCATCTAATACTAATAATTATAATGTTTATTCAAATAGAGGAGCATCATATATTGCTGGCATTAGTGACATAGTTGTTACTATTAATAGCGG